TTAGCTTTTTGCATTACTCTAGTATTAATGAAAGAATTTTTTTCTCTCCCATGTACACTTCTACGTTTGCCTTAGATTTTATGCATTTATAGACTACTCTATCTTTAGAGCTTTTGTCCTTCATAGCATAACGCTTAGCCTTTAAACAATTTTGTAAGCTGTCCATGTGTAAGTGTTCCTTAATTTCATGGTCCACTATCATTAATAATGCAAATACAATCTCAACCATTAGTGCGCTCCATTTTTTCTAATTAATGATTCTACATCTTCTGTAAGTTTTTTAGTTCTTTCTTTTAAAAAATCAATATTAACGGCATTGTTTCTCATGCTCTTCATTTCTTTTTCTACATCCTCTAAAACACCTGCTAAGTGTTCCACCAACATGAAAAGTTCCGCCTCCCCGGAAGACTGTCCTAATTCTCCACGCGGGTATTTGATTCTAAACTCTGAGTTTTGTTGTAAATCTTTTTCAAATAATTCTAATTTTGTACTGTGTTGGTTGAGCTTTTCATTGATACCGAAATAAGCCCAGGTCCCGATCGCGACCATACAAATTAAACTAGCAACCGTTTTCATCGGCATCTGTACACGTGCTTCTTCGCTTATGTTAAGTGGTTTATTACTCATTCAATCTCATTCCATTCTGCCTCTTCATCAATTGGTTTAGGTAATGGAAGAATAATCTTTTCATCATTAATATTTTTAGGCATTAACAATTTACTGTCCCCCATTAGTTTGATATCTGGATTTTCTTTTTTATAATCATCCTTCAAATCATCCCAATGACTACCCTCAGGCTTCTTGTTTTCCGGTATAATTATACCAGAACACTTCGAAACTAGCAATGCAAAGCTAGGGTTACGCTGTAATGTAGGGTTATTATTAACTTTTCCACACATTTTCATGAGCTCTAATTGTTGTTTAAGCTCCATATTTTCTTGTTGGACTTCTTTGAATTCATCCGTGCAGGCGGATCCTAAATACTTTCTATAAGTTAAACGTATTGACCTATCATCAGAAGGGCTATCATAATTATTATCAGCATTATTGTGTCTATACCTAGACTCTGAGTCCCTTTGTTCGATCGATACGCTAACATCGCCAGTGCTGCAAGTATTAGTACCATTATTGAGATAGTCATTACGCGAATGGGCAGGCTTGACGCAGAAAGCTAATAGAGTCATTAATATAATTAATATACCTGTAAAGTAATAATTCATCCTGGCTCCCTCCATACATAACTACCTATTTAAATCTTTTATATCATAGTCATGTTCTCTGACTTGATCTGCTAATTGTCTGTATAAATTTTCTGCCATTGTCCACGTTGCTTCTGCAGACGATAATCTAGTATTAATATCTACAATTTCTTTTGTAGCAACGTCAAGATCTCTTTGCAGATTTATAATTTCTTGTTCCGAAGAGTTGATACTGTCTGTTAGATTCACGACATACCTTACACCAGTAAACGTTCCCACTAATAATGAAGCAACCACAGGAATCATTACTATGTTCTTTTTTAATAGATCTACTATATTCATTTTTGTTTAACCTCATTTTCATATGTCATATCTGTACCGTGATCTTTTTGATTTTTGTAAGTTCTTTTATTATTTTTGCATTGACAGTTGTCACAAACACACAAACCATATTCGTCTGCGTGGAGTCCATCTTCACAATGGCAGGCGTGATGACACTTACCACACGTGGCCATGAGCTCGTACCAATTCTTTACAACGTGGACAAGATTTTTTATATCTTGTTACGTGCGTTCCGCATTTTTCAATAACTTTAGGTATAACCCTTTGTGGTCTAAAAAAACTTAAAAATTTTTCAATCAGTCTTATCATTTTTTTTCTCCTCAATTTCATAGAAAAACTTATCCGTATCTTCTGTACGCCAAGCTCTACTATCCTCTACATTCCATTCAGATGTTTGCACTTTCCAGTCAGGAATATCATCTCTTACTGTAAAAGAAGGAATGTCCCATATGCATCTGTTGTTTGGCTGAGCCGCATAATTGCCGTCATCTAACGCAATTATGTGTGCGCACTTGTGTTCGTGCGGTATCTCTGAATGATCAGTATCGACTATGTTACTCTCTGGATGTGCAAAGTCAACCGTAAATAAATATTTTCCTGCGTGCCATTTTTTATCTTTGCCAATATACTTACCGGCTTGGCCNTCTAATATGTCCCAAGAAGTAATAGCAGGATAATAACTAAAACAATTCCAGAGCTGAAGCTCATCAAGTCTACGTTGAGGAACATCCTTAGCCTCAAATCCACGTTGTATAAAAGCTGTGATAGGTAATCTATAAAAGACTGCACCGTTCTCCATAATCGCGTGCCAAAGAATCGATTTACCTGTAATAGCTGACATACCAAAGATAATACAATCTTCAACTTCGCCATGATGAGCTTTAAGATCATATAAATATTCTCTTCTAATTTGTGCGTATGTTACAGGAATGTTTGCATTCAAGTAAGCCATAGCACATTATATAATAATTGCTCCTACGATAAGGCCTGCAACAAAACAAACGATTTCTCTTCTGTTGTGTAATTGCCATACCATAAATTTATCTACATATTTTTTCATGTTTCCTCCTAGTGTATGTCACCCCAGTTTTTACCGGATTCGTAGTCTACCTTGTTTGGTATCTCCAAGTCAACTGCTGATTCCATGACATCCTTAATTAGTTTAGCTTGTTTATCACTTTCTACAGAAATATCTAGTTCATCGTGTATCTGTATGTGTGGCACGATTCCTTCTTTGTATAAGTCAAGCATAGATTTTTTTGTCATGTCTGCGGCTGATCCTTGAATTAATTTATTTAATGCTTTGTATGTGTATGCACGTCTTATACCTGGACCATGTTCTTGTACTGCTTGTTCAAAAGGTAATGCTTTGTGCATACCAAATTGATTTGGTTCCCATAGATGGAAGCGACAAAGACGGCCAAGTAATGTACGGATTTGTCCACGTTGTTGTGCTCTGTTAGATACACTCTTCATCAAAGTTTTAACAAAAGGTACTCTGTTGTGATAAATAGAAAATAATTCTTCTGCTTTATCTTTAGATACTCCAAGCTCTGCTTGTAGTTTAGCTTTACCCATACCATAAAATAATCCAAGGTTAATTGTTTTTGCTTGTGTTCTTGGTATCTGTGCCATCTTTGCAACGATAGTATGAAAGTCTGCATCACCATCGTTGTACGCGTTCTTAACTTCAAAGACGCTTGCGTCTTGATCCAGGGATGCATAGTGTACTACGAGTCTTGGTTCTTGTTGACTGTAGTCAAAGCATCCCCACTCGCAACCAGACTCAGGTACAAAGAGGGATCTGATTAAAGGACCTAAGTCTTTGTTGCGCGCAGGAATTTGTTGTAGATTCGGATTCGAATATGAGAATCTTCCAGTTACTGTCCCTCCACTATCAGATCTAATTTGATTTATATCTGCGTGTATTCTGCCTTTATGTTCGTATTTAATAATTGTATCTATGAATGTCGTATGTGCCTTGTTTATTTCTCTAGCTTTTGCTATACATTGTACTAACGGATGTTCATGTGATGAAAGGAAATTTTTAGTAAATGATGGAGAATTTGTTTTTGTGGTTCGCTCATAAGGTAGGTTCAGTTTTTGAAAAACTTTCTCTATTGAACGTGCGGCCCATATTTGAACATCTTCTTGTGTTTCTTTTTTTATCTTGTGTAATAATTCTTTTTCTTCTCCAGCTAATTGTTGCTTTAATTTGTGAGCACCTTCTACGTCTACACGGACTCCTAAGAACCGCATATCGACTAGGCAAGGAAAAAGTTCTGTCTCTAGTTCAAAGATAGATCCTAGATCCTGGTCGCTTATTTCTTTTTGCATGACTCTCCACAAAGCTAGCGTTAGTTCTGCATCACGTTCTGCGTAGTTACCAACATACATTGCTGGCATCTTCCACATATCTGCTTTCGGATCGAGTCCCCATTCTTTTGCTGCGTTTACTAATTCTGTTTCGTTCTTACCTCTACCACAATAATCCCAACCCAAAGATCCAAGGTCGTATCTAAATCTATTTTCATTTACTAGTGACGCTGCAATCATCGTGTCATAAATGTTTCCATTTATTTTAAATCCCATGGCACGTATCCAACACACATCGTACATTGCATTGTGAAAAATTTTATCAGCTGGACATTCACAAATGTCCTTAAACCATTGTAAAACCTTGCTTTTTTCAAGGTTACCACCACCCTCGTGATCGAAAGGAAAGTATCCTGCGTAGCCATCTACAGCCACTGCAATACCTACAACCTTACCTCTACCAACAACAGAACCTGTACCCAGACTTTTTAAATCTGGATCGTAAGTTTCTAAGTCAATAGCAATTGTATCTGCTTGTCTTAAATCTGGAAATTCTGTAGGCTTAACCCACTCTGTTTGTGCTTCAATCATAAATATGTTTTTTCTCTACTATGTTTTCTATTCGTTTTTTATTACTAAAAGCATATAAAGATGCATCATGGTTATATGGAAATATCTCCCATGTTAAATCTCTACGTCCTTCCAATGCTAAATAAATTTCTAATCTAAATTTGTGTTTAGCAATCATAATGTGTTTAACCTTCCTCGCTTTCTTTGGCATAGTCCCTTTCAATAATCATTTCTATAAAGTGTATTGCTTTCAATAGATCCTGCTTCTTTCCTTTATCGCGGTGGCGAATAATATATTTTATAGCACATCCTTCCGGATAGAGCAACTCATTCTCAACTACAAACTTACTCGGCTGAATTTTATACTTTTGGTAGTGACTCCCGCCGTGTTGCTTGTCCCAAACTTTACTCATAGTTTAAACTCCTTTGATTTGTTACTACACTTTATTAAAAATAAATTTTGCATAGTTCGTGTGATTCCCACATACCAAACTCTAAATTCCTCTTCCTCTTTTGCTTTAGATTTTTTAGACCCTTTAATTGTATTTGTAGTTTGATTCAAAAACAAAACTACATTAGTTGCTTCACCACCTTTAGCTCCATGTATTGTAGAAATTTTTATTCTTGGTTCTTTAGATAAATCTTCTTTGTTGCTTAACATAGCTCGCATATATTCTTTTTGTGATAAAGACCCAGTGTTAAATGCTTCGTACCATTCTTTTGTAAGATCCTTGTCGCCTGATACTCGCTCCTTGATTCTTTGTTCCTGTACCTCGCCAATGGGTTCACCACGTTTTAGTTTATCCCAAGATAAAATATCTTCATACAAACTTTTACCAATACTATTTCCTTGAGCTGTACTAAAAAAGAAACCTTTACGTTTTAGATATGGGGCAATGGGTTTTAACAATGCTTTAGTCCTGGTAAGAATTAACCAATCACCTTCAGTTAAATCTATGTCATTAAGTTTGTATCTTTCAAAAATCATTCCGCTCTCTGACTTTGGCAAATAATCTTTTTGTATTCTGTTATAATAAATTCTGTTAATGACTCCTAAAGCTTTTTGTTGTATAATGCTTGGCACTCTTTCAGATTTATTTAGAAGTATTTCTCTTGACTCCCAGTTTATAAATGACTCTACATCTGCACCAGCCCAGCCAAATATTGCTTGATCATCATCGCCTGCAACCCACACATCACACCCTGTGTCCTCTTCTATTTTATTTATCATAGCCCACTGTATCAAAGACAAATCTTGTGCCTCATCTACAAATATAACTTTAAACTTTGGTGTCTTATCTTCATGTTGTTTTAAAAATTTTTCTAACATGTCTGTAAAATCAATCAGACCATATGTTTTTTTGTAGTTGTTTATCTCTGTTTCTATGGCCAGTAGTTTACTTCTTTCTATCCAGGTCAAGTGTTCATTCAAATCAAACTGGTCTCCCACTGGTATTTGTTTAACTCTAGCTAAATTAATAATGCTTAGGTATTCACTGTCTGATGAAAAGATTCCATTAAAGTTATTTGTTTCATAGGCTGCATATTTAATTTGTATGCCAGCGCTTTCACCAATTGCTTTGTAATTACCTTCCTGCATTACGTTTTCTTCTTTGAGTCCTAGGTTATTAAATGCAAGTGAGTGTAGTGTTTGAAAATATTTTATATCTTTTTTTTCAAGATGTTCATTTCGGGCCAAGAATCTATCTCGTGCTTCACCTGCTGCTTTACGTGTAAACGCAAAGTATCCTATCTGTTCAAGTCGTGTTCCTTCTTTGACATACTTATGCACGGTGTTTAATAATCTTCTAGTCTTACCTGTACCTGGTGGACCTACTACTTTATATCTAGCCATTAATAGTTGTTCTCCTTTCTTGGTACTGGTTTGTATTCTATTTTATCTACATGTAATTGTACTACTTTACATACTTTGAGAGTCTTACCATCTACATTTAAAGAGTGATCAAACTCTACATTGCATTTGTCTTTTAATTTTTGTGCAATCTTTTCTTCTGGTATTTTCCAACCATTACCCAAATGTTCAATAAAAGAATTAAATCTAAAGTAATGATAGCCATCTTCTGTATAGCATGAGCCATTGTGTATTTGATTTCGTTGATGTGCTTGAGGTCCATTGATACAGTATTGGAAGAGCTCTTCTTCTAATCTGTCTTCTACCTGAGTTCCTTTTGGTGGTGTAATCTTTTGTCCATTCCTACGCCACTCATTTAATTTTGCTCTAAAGTCTTTTGGTTTAAGTGGTTCAAAGTATACTCCTGTTTGTTGCCACACTAAATTTAAAACTTCTTTTTGTGTTGTCATTAGTTTTGTATTACTAATGATGACCTGTATCTTGTCATCGTTTGGCATAATGACATTGAATCTGTATTCTGGTTCTGCATAGGTAATCATCTCAAAATCTTGTATCTCTGGAAACACAGAGATGCTGTCTGACTTAACACCAAAAGCTCTTTTGTAACAAAGACTACGCATACATTTATCTTTGATAGGATCTTCATAACAAGTATGCCCTGCTGTTTCTCCCTTCCATGCTTTTATTTTAAGATCTAGTTTTGCTTTGTCCCATGGTGTTTCAAGATAACTATAGTTTGCTGCGGATACTTGGTCAGGCCATTTGTCTTTGTATTTCTTTTTAGCAAAGACCATGTAGTTGTACATAAATCTATCTCGGCCATCATCTAGTTTTGTTTTAGAACATAGAGCTAGACATGGTGGACCATCGTCAAACTCTGGGTTGGTGCCTACTAAAATATTTCTATGTGTATCTTCAACTAATTTATCTAGTGTTTCTTTATCTATCTTAGATTCATTGGCAAACTTTATAAATTCTTCTACAGATAGTTTAGAATTATTCTTATCTATGGCATATCGATTTGAGCTACCATTGTTGTAGTATGGTAAGTTAATAAAGTTTCCTGGTTTTATGTCGCCTTTGTCATCCTTCTGTAATTCTTTCTGTTTAGGAAAAACCTCTGTGGTAGGTTTTAA